CAGATGATCCACCACCAGACGAATTACCTGTTCGATTCGTGCGGTACCCACCAGCACCGCCACCGCCTGCACCGTAAGCCCACGATGAGTTACTTCCACCACCACCACCGCCACCTGCGATGACTAGATACTGCGTAGAAACTGCGTACTGAAAAGTGATCGTGCCAGTACCAGCAGTGAAAGTCGTGACCTTGTTCGTGCCGACAGTTGTGGTCGATCCAGTCAAACCAGCACCGATGCTGATGTCATACGATGACGGATAACGCAGTGCCACGAAACCAGAACCACCAGAACCTTCAGAGCCTGCATTACTTTCCGCTTTGCCACCACCACCGCCACCAGTGTTGGCTGTTCCGTTCGTCGCACCAGTAGAACTACCACCGTTGCCGTTTCCTCCTCCACCAGTTCCACCACTTGCCACAAAAGATGTTCCCTGATTTCCACCACCACCACCGCCGCCACGAGTCACCGCACTTCCTGTGATTGATGAACTCACACCAGAGCCACCAGCACCGCCTCGCTCATTTGCCTGCACATTGTTGCCAACACCGTTTGCCCCGACCGCACCTGCACCACCACCGCCAGAACCACCGACCCAACCTGTAACTGGCGATGTTCCTCCTGCGTAACCTTGGCTGGCTGTTCCTGCGCCACCTGCACCGCCACCGTCACGACGACCACCACCGCCAGAACCACCAGATGCGCCAGCAGGTGTTGATGTGTTTCCACCTCTACCGCCACCAGTTGAAGTGATCGTGCTGAATACAGAGTCGGAACCGTTTGCCCTTGATGATCCACCACCACCCACTGTTACCGTATAGGCAGTTCCAATAGTCACGGACAGTGGAGACTCGGCTGATGTGCCACCACCAGATGTCTCGCCAGTTACAGACGAACGGTATCCACCTGCACCACCTCCACCTTCGCCACCAGCACCACCACCAGCGATTACTAGATACTCGGTGTTGAATGTTGCAGGTGCGAATGACGACCCGAAAATGTACGAGTTGATTAGGTTCTGAATAATGCTCATAGCCGTGTGGCGTAGATCCAGACCTTTAGACCTTTAGCCCCCGTGCCAGCAACATCAATGTCGAATGTGATGTTGTCATCGTCAGCAACAGAAGCAGAAGAGATCACGGGCGGAGTTGCAGCAGTTACCGAGGTCAATTCATTCACATCGATGGTGAGTTTCGTGGACAGAACAGACGAACCGTTCACATTGATGTCCACTGTCGGAGTTCCAGAAGTAGATGCAGTGTTTAGGTTGGCTCGCACTCCAGTCAGTGTCATAGCGAATGGCGCACGAATAGTGCACTTGGCATTACCAGTCGTGATCGCTGTTGTTTCATCAGACAAGGCGACACCAATTACAGAAGATGGTGGCGTGTACGGCGCAACAGTCACCCAAGAAGAACCATCGTAACGCTGAACTTCATTCGTGCTGTCGAGTGTGCAGATCATTCCTTCAGCAAGAACAGGTTCACCTGCACCACCGAAGGCAGCATCCCTAGTCGCAGCATTGGGGAATCGCATCACCACCTGATCAGCGAGATACCCGTTGATGTCACTTGATGTCGCTTCCTCCTCAAACGACCAGTTCTTAGCACCTAATCCAGCCATAGTGCTGCCACTCTATCCGATCACTGGAAAGAGAACCCAGAGTCAAACTCGCTGATGTCAAAGAAGAACGGCAGCAACGGGGTTGCTTCAGACAAGGCATTGTTCTCGTCCAAGCGTCCAAGCACAGCGTCATCCAGAGTGAACGGATAGATCAGTTCAACATAGGCAAGACCAAGTTCAATACTGTGACCAGACGGAGTGATCGAATGCGAGATTGCCTCAATACTAAATTGCAGTTCCACAAACGCTGGCGTACCCGTGTTGTAGGTGCGCTTGACTTGCACAATGTCACCAAGTTCCAAACCACTCAAAGCGGTCTGCTGAACACCAGTCAAAGTCATGAACTCTGTGCGCAAACGATCAAAGCGATACTGAGGCTGACTGTACGAAGCAAGCAGATCCTGCGCCAACTCCAATGCTGCTGCGTCAGTGGACAGCAGCAACTCATCAAGGCTCAATGTCGAAATACCGTACTCCGCTTGTGATGCAACATCGTTTGCAATCTGCTCTGTTCCACCAGTTATCGATGCAACAACTTTGTTGTAGAGAAACTCTTGCCCATAGATAACTTGAAGCGCCGTGTATGGAACCTCAGTTCCATCATCAGCAAACAAAACTGACGCACCACCGAATGTTGCACCAACACGATCAGTGAAAACAAGATTGCCGTTGGCGGCAATGTAGAAGTACCCCTGTTCTGAACTAGCGACTTGTTGCAGATAGGTGAGCACATTCGTATTGGCGGCAATCTCAAATGTTGCACCACCACCAAGAGTTGCAATTCCTGTGTCAATACTTCTTGTCAGCGGATACGCAACCTCAGGCAAATCAAGAATTGACTCAACTCGTGCACCAGACAACTCCTCAGTAGGAGTGATTGCCGACTCGGTGAATGTGTTTGCGAGAAGCACGAAGTCGTCTGCCGCCGTAATCTGCACGGTGCTCAAATCGTATGACGCACCACTCTTGGTTGGTGAGTAGGACACATCAACATCTGTAATCAAGCCAACAAATAGATCATCTGTGCCAGAACGAACCGTCACTTTGCGACGAGGAACCACACCAGAACGACCTTGCTCAGCGTCCCAATACGGAGAGTCTTGGTTGATGGGATCGAATCTGCGGTCATTGTTGTTGAGTTCAATTACACAACTGCCAGCATTGAAGTTCTGCAACTGATCTGGTCTGCCACGACCGATCCTGATGCTCTGACAATAGGAAGAAAGATCATCACCAATCAAAGTTCCGTCAAGGATCGCTGTACCAAGAGCAGCCAACTCTGGATCATCCAACTCCATCCCATTGACAGGGAAACCCAACTCCATGAGAACAGTGATCTCTTCTCCCCACGGCATCGTTGTTGCCATGTCAAGCCACCTTCAACGGAAGTGCACCATTCCTACGGTTGTAGCGCTGCAACACATTTACAATCTCATCACCCAACGCAGCAGCATCAGTGCCCATACCAGCGTTGATGTTCAGCGTGATGTTCATCCCAGACTCAAGACGATCCAACGGAACCACCGCTTCAGCACCTGCCTCACCAATCAACCCGATCGTCGGTGAAGTGACAAGACCGCCAGCAGCAAAAGCAGGAATTGCATCCAGCATGGCGTTTCGCCTAGCAGAAGTGAAAACATTGTCGGGAAGTTCCATGTTTGGCGAAGCAATGTTTAGTGGCGTATTTAGCATCTTGTTCGCTTTTGACTCAATTTTGTCTGGCGTTGTTTTGCGCAATTCAGCCAACTTTTCCTCAGCCTCACGCAAGGCATCGACTGCATCACGCTGACGCTCGTAAGCATCCGTTACAGCGTCAATGGCATCCTGTTGCGCCTTCTGCGCCTCTTTCAATTCATCAAGTGCGTCTTTGTACGCCTGCGAACCTTCCTTGGCACCATTGACAACCTCATCCAAGCGACTTTGTGCATCAGCAAGTTCTTGTGTCGCCTCAGCCTGCGAATCCGTTGCTTCCTGAACACGCAACTTTGCCTCAGCCAGATCGATTTCAGCCTGACGAATGGCAGTGGCGTTTGCGTCTGGATCAAGACGGATTTCGGCAAGTTCTTGTTCTGCTTGCGCAACAGCGAACACCGCTTCTTCGACCCCGTATCCTGCCCGTTCAAGCGCACGCTGCGCCTGAACCACGACCTGACGCTGCGCACGACCCTGTCTGCTATCGATACCAAAACCAGCGACAACTTGCCTAAAGTTTTCCTGTGCCTTCGCCAGACGATCATTCGCAACCGTCAAGTCTTCGTTCGCCTTTGTAATGCCTTTCATTGCGTCACGGTACGAACGCTGCGCACCAGTAACACCTTTGAGTGCATCAATGAATTTCTTTAGTTTTTCCTTAGCAGTTTCGACTGCCTTGCCTGCACCACCCGTACCCACAAACGAGTCATTGGTTGCTTTGACCAACTTGGGCATTTCGCCTCGATAATCACCAACCAATTGCTCGAATGGTCTGCCTGCCTTTTTCTGTGCTGCAGACATACGCTTTGCTGCTTCTTCAGCAGCGTCGCCCATCATGTCAAACGACTGCATCGAAATGAAACCAACAGTTTCTACATCTGCACCAAACTTTTTCAACACCCATAAAACGGCATTTATTGGAGCAAGAATAAGTGCATTGATCGCAGTAGCAAAGACATTGAAAACCGACTTTGCGATCGTAACGAACACAAACTTCAGTGCCGTGCCAACAAGGTTCACGACTTTTCGCACGCCCTCAAACTTCACATACAAAGCAATCAGACCAATAACCACTGCTGCGATCGCTGCAGCAACCAAACCAATTCCAGTTGCATTCCACGCCACACCAAATGCGGTCACAGCAATCGTCGCTGCAGATTGCGCAACACTGAACGCAAGGGCAGCAGCCTTCAACATCACAAAACCAGTCACAAGACCCAAGATTGTGTTGCCCACCGCACCCATGTTCGTAGTCATGTTCAGAAAATCACCAGCAAGTGTTCTGATCACACCGCCAATACCCTCTTTGCCTGCAACCTCGGCAAGTCGTTGCATGTAAGGAACCACGCTATTGATCACGAAATTGGCAAAGCGTTCAATGTACGGGATAAGGATCGCACCAAATTCTTCGGCGACATTGCCAACCGCAACCCTCATTCTGTCGAAACCAGTAGCGGATGCTGCAGCAGTACCACCAACCTGTGCCTCAACTTCTGCCAAAATAAGTTTCTGTGCGCCAAGAATGTCGCCAGACTTCATCAAAGTCTTGATCTGTTCCTTTTGTTGCTCGTTGAAGTTGATGCCTGCACGACGCAAAGCAGAAATGCCTTTTTCTGGATCACTCAGCGCCTTGCCAAGTTGCATTGCTGCAGCATCGGCAGAACCGAACACATTGCCCAAATCCTGAGACAAAGTGACCGCACGAGTAAAAACATCGTTATTCTGTCCAGCAACATCTTGAACTTGCTTGAATGTCAGCAACAGGTTTGCGGACTTTTGGATCAATTCATCATCAACACCGATCTGCATTGACAATTTGGTGGACAATTTTGCTACTTGATCAGCCGTGACACCAGCAGCACCACCAGTGGACTTGATGATTGCTTCGGTCTGTTTCATCACCTTTTGTGACTCGTAGGCAGCCGAAGCCAACTTGTAACCAATAACACCTGCAGCAACACCAACCGCAGCAGCGAACTTGGTCAGGTTTACCAAACCATTTGTCGCTGCCTTGTCAAGCGTCAGCAGCGCATAACCAGTTTTCTTTCCTGCGCCTTCAAGTTTCTTGAAGTCCTTGATCGCCTTATTGATGCCCGAGGCGTTGAAGTCGCTAACAATGTTTACGCCTAATGCCATTTACTTGCCTCTCATAATCGACTTCTGCACTTCGGATTCCGTTTGTGCGATTGATCGCTCAAGTGCTGGAATGATGATTGGTAGATTCTTTTGTGTTGAAGGATACAACACACGAGAACGGGTTTTGCCCTTGGTGCTTTTCGTGCGCAAACGCTTATCCAAGTTCATAATGAAACGACCGCCATCCGTGTCACGACTTGCAGCAGTCTTTGATCCAGCCGAGTCGTAAATTGCGCCTGCAGCATCCATTTGTTCGATACGCAAAATGCCGTACTGACTTGGTGCTTTAGGTTTACTGGTCATCAATGCAGGGCGAACACGGGCACGCACTGTGGATGAATTGAACGACGGGAAATTAGTGGCTCCTCGTGAACCATCGCCTTCCCAATTGACCAATGGTTCGTCAGGAAAGTCATTTGCGACCGCTTGTGCGAGTGGTTTGGCTGATGTTCGTAGATCTTTTACTATGGTTTTGTAAAGGGTCGGTTCAAGATTGCGCAGTTCCCTGATCGCCTGCGCCACACCATAAACCTCAATCCGAATCTTGTTTTCTGCCATAGCAGCACGATGGTACTACCGACGACGCATCGCTTTATTCCGCTTCTTCAACACCTCAAACATCAGACGGATTACTTCCTCGTCCTCTTGCATCAATGCGCTAGGTGCGATGCCCGTTTCAACGGCAAGGAACGCAATGCCAAAAAGAATTGACTCCTCACCTAACTGGCTTTTGGGGCATCACCTTCTGACGCTTCACGCATCTCGACATTTTCAACCGTTGCGATCCAATCAGGATCAAACTTCAAGGCAGTGTTCTTTGCTCGTGTTTCTGCGCTCCAAGCCAACCAAGCCAAGTCAGTCAGTCTAATTTCAGACTCGAAGCGTGCGACACTGCGCTGCCATGTTCGCTCGAACGAGACAAAATCTGGGAACGAAGCAACCACATCAGATGTAGTTCCATCCACATACTGAACACGCAGATCAAGTTTCATTGCAGTCTCCTTCTCAACTATTTAGTTTTGCGATCAGGTGGTTGCCTTCGCCAGCGTTCCGCCAGTGAAGGTCAGCGAGGTCATCGCCAATTCACCGACCGTCGCAGCAACGGGAGTGTGCGACGCAAGGTACGCACCCGTCAAAGTGTAAGACGGGTTCGTTGCTGAAACGGCAGCAGCCGTCGGCTTGATGACAATGGTCGTAGTGGTTCCAACCAACGGGAAGATGGTCGCCTCAACCTCGGTTGCAGCAAAGTCCTGCATGAACTCGATCGTGCAGGTGTTGTTCTGCAAACCGCCAATGAACGAACGGTTGGTGCCGAACGCAGTAACTTCTACCGCTTCGATCTCGTAGTTCAACTCGACGCTGTTCGACTGATCCGACAGATCGACGCTGTTCACCGTGATCGATGCATTAGTAAGAACCAACTTTGCCATAACTTATTCCTGTTCTGTTTCGGACTTCTTGGAAACTCTAGCAACCGAAACGGGCGCAATGTGTCCTGCCTCGATCAGCGCACTGATGTTACACCCAGCAAACACTTCTTCGTCCACAGTGTCGTCAATGTTTCCGAAAGCGACTTTGCTGCTCAGGATTTTGTATTTGCTCATGGTTGTCCTTTATGCGTGAACTTCTACTTGCAATTGAATCTGAAGGAACTCGGCACCGCCAGCCTCAAGACTACTTATGTCAAGACCTGAGCGTACTATGAGAGTTTGACAAACGCCACCAAGCGTCGGATCGCCTTCGATCGCAGCACGAATACTTTTCGCACCAGAATAGGAAAGGAACTCGTCAAGCAGTGCGTGTGCGGTTCGATCAGTCCACCTACCTGCGATCACGAACACAGACCAATCCATCACAACATCACCGCCACCAAATGCACGGTGATACTCGACACGGTTCAGTTGCGGATACCCAAAAGGTGGGTTCAGTTGCTCAGGTTGGTAGGTAAATGTGCGCAAACCAGAGATGGTGCCAAGTCGAGTCGCCAGTCCAGTTGCTACCTGCGAAACGGTCGCTGGCATCACAGCACCCCAAAGATCACATACCCATTGAGCAGATCACGCACATCTGGATCGACCGCACGGACACTAATTGCCATGTCAGCAAACCCGACAACACCAAGCGACGAATTCAATCTTGCAAATTGGCGCATCGACAAAATAATGCATGCCTGATTGACAGCAGAAGGCACCGCATCCCAACCCCACTGCGCAGTCACCTGAACAGTCGGAAAAGACGGCAACACCTCAAGCGGAAATGTTTGACCACCAACCATCCGTGCCAACGAATACGGGTATCCCTGCAGTGGCGAATTCGTAGGTTCAAGAATGTAGTCGCTGCCCTGCACCAAAGTGGTTGCGTATGTGCCATCAGCGTTCGTGTCAATCTTGATAGTGACACTCGTGTTGGCAACATCGTTCGGGAACGAAAGCAGGTACTCGTTGATCGGGTACATGGTCACTGCGGTCTGACTTGTCTTGTAAAAGAAACGACCACAGTATTCGTCGATACGACGAGATGCGGACTCAATTGCACGCTCAAGTAATGCGTCATCCGTACTGTCGGTCAGTCGCAGCGATGCCTTGACCTCTGCAAGTGTTGCGTAACCGTTCGTGATCGCCATTCCTACGCCTTACGCTTTCGTGCCTTTGGCGCAACTGCACGCTCAGACTCAGGTTCGACGGCTGCAGTTTCAACCGATTTCTCAAAATAGGTTGGTTCGAAACCCAGTTCACGCAACTGCTGATCAACAAGTGCAACACGATCCTTCTTGCCACGCATTTCGTAGCCTCGTCGCTCGTTCAGCAAACCTTGGATCATTCTCTCTTGTTCTTCAAGAAACTTCTTCATAATCACTCCGTAAATAGCAAATGGTGCTGGCAGCCGAGACTACCAGCACCACTGCTAATTGTTTCTGAATGTAATCAGAAGGTCGGAGTAACCAAACCAGTTCCACCGATGTACGCCCAAGCGTTCGGGTAACGGTTCGCAGTAAACGCTGCGTATCCGTACACGATCATGGTCACATCGAGTTCCTGAGCCTTCGGCTGCTCAAAGCGCAGCATCATCGGTTCTCCAGAACCCTCTTCCCAGAGGTGCAGTTCCTGCGTGTTACCAATGTAGATCAAGTCCTCATTGGCTCCAGCACCGTTTGTCGTGGTGACATTGGCATCCGTGATAACAGGCAGACCTGCGATCGTGTAACCACTGTTACCGTAAACAACCGAACCCTGACCAACAGCGACGCTGTTGAAGTTGCCATTGCCAACAGGCAACGCCAACGGGCGATTGCTGTTGTCGAGGGCAGCCAAGATCCAAGCCAGACGGCGTGGGTGCATCACGATGACATTCGGACCACCGAAGAAGTTCGTCTGAATGCGCTGCACGGCATCGAGCAGTTTCGGATACAACTCAGCAACGGTTGGCGAAGCGTCGGTGTAAGTGATTACCTGCGAAATGTCGCTATTCATCTGGGTCAGAACGGCAGCATCAAGCGAAGTGTGGTAAGCGGACACGAGGTCTGCCATAACCAGCGAATCCACGCCAGTGCCACGCTCCAGAGCCTGACGACTCACATTCTGCTGACCAGCGTAGGTGCGCACATTGATCGTGAGCAGCGTGTCATCCATGTTGGTTTCCGACACTGCAGCACCTTCGGTCTGCTGAGCAACCGAAGAACCCGTGGTCACCTTGCTGATGTTCAGCGTGAGACCAGCAGGCGGAAGTTGATGCTTGCGAGCAGCATCCGCCGTCGGGCGACCTGCACGAGCAAACGGCGCAGCCAGATCAGTGAGGTACTGAGGAACAACCAAACCAGCAAAGTTTGCGCTGGTCACATCACGACGCTCGATCTTTTCCTCGTTCATGTGACGGGCAAGGCGATCCTTGGCAGCGAAGTCGTTATTGAACTGAGCAGCAAACGCATCAGCAACAAACGAGTGATCCCCACCCTGACGGTAGGTACGAGCCTCAGACTTGACAACCGCAGGTGCAACGACCTGATCGATCTTCTTTTCCTTGCGGAGTTCTGCAGCCTCAGCCGAACGCTTTTCAAGTTCGCTGTGGGTTGCAATCTGCTCGTCGAGCGAACGAACCTCTGCGAGAGAGTCGGCAATTGCCTTATCCTCGTCAGCGGTGAGTTCACGAGCCTCTGCCTGCGCAGCCTCGACGATGGCCTCAGCCTTCGCCAGAGCAGCGTCACGCTTTTCGGTAAGTGACTTGCTGAATGACATGATGACCTCCAATGGTCAATCGTGGTTGATAGTTCCTCTCAGTGTTAGGAACTCAGTGACCGTAAGCGGTCGGCTGTCTAACGGCTGCGAAACTTCTGCAGCGCAATCTGATTCTTTCTCAGAAGCACACCAGAAGTTGTCTGCACGGTAGCAGTCTCGTTGCGACGACGCAACTCAGCAACAGTTTGCTCATAGGCAGGAAATGTCACCACGCTCACATCGAACAGTTGAACCTCACGCAACTCACGCACAGTGCGATCCGTATTCCACGAGTCCTTGATCGTGCGAAATGCGAACGACATTTGAGACAGGTCACCTCGCTTCATCGCAGACATGATCCGTGCAGCATCAGGGTTCATTGGATCAAGTTCCGCCTCGACACGCAAACCACGCTCATCTTCCTCAAGCGCCATCGTGCCTGACTTCGTGCGAGCAAGAGGAACACCATCGTGATCAATCAACAAACGAACATCTGCACCATCGTTCAGTGTCTTGGTGAAGGCACCACGCTTGACATACTCGGTGAACCCCATGAACTCAGATGGTGAATCCCACACTGCTGCGTAACCGATCAGTGTCTTGCCATCATTCTCGGCACGAACCTCAAGATTGGAATAAGCAATCGTCCTTCGCTCATCAACCTCGGTTGCGATCCACTGCACGGTTTCACTCATAGCGTTTCTACCTTACTTGTCTGCTTCAAGTCTTGCCACAATCCGCTCAGCATACTGCTGCGCACGACGAGCCGACGCTTTTGTAGAACCGCCACCCCAAAGCAACATCGCAACCAACCCAGGGGTTATTTCGTCACCTTGCACTGCATCAAGATCATCTATGTGCCGAGCAATCCACGCACCAATCTTTCGCCACTTTGCTTCCGACACATCGCCAGCAGCCATTTTTCTAGCGTCTTCAACTGTTTGCGGTAGCAATCCCTTGCCCGAAAAACCCTGCTCGTGCAACGCCAATCCACGCTTCGCAGAAGCACGCATAAACGCTGGAGCCGATAGATCAACCGCACGAAACTCGGAGTCGGTTTCCATTTCCTCAGGTTCTTCTTCCTCAACCTCATCCATCTCGTACGACTGCTTCGCCTGAACAAGAACCGCAATCGCAGCATCAATGAACGCCATCATTTGGTCATTGCGCTTTTCACTACGAACAAACGAACGCATCGGTTCATCTTCTTCCTCATCCATACTTTCAGCAACGAATTCCTGTGGCGTGTAAACATCGACACCAAGTTCCGCCACCGCAGAACGGTTCGCTGCGTCATTATCCACGAACTCCGAAACTTCGTAGCCTTCATTCATCAAACCTTGAACAGCCTGCTTTTTGTAGGTAGGCGTGGGGATCGACTCATCATCCTTGGTGATCATTCGTTCCCATCGTCGCAAACCAGCATCATTTAGTTGTTTTGTTGTCGTATCACGATCTGCGGTTGAACGACCCGTAAGGATAAACAGTGGGTAGGTGTCGGCGTTTACTGCGTCAATCACCGAACGCATCGGGCGATCACCATTAGATAGCAGTGTGTCATCTACATCTACAACCAAAATCTCGGTTGCCTCACGACGCTCGATAGAACGCACCTCGCCCAACGGGTCAATTCCTTCAGCAACAGACACCGCAACCATCTGATCAATAGCGTCTTGTTTTGAACCGTGACAACCAATGGTCGTGTACGAACCATCAGACTCCTGCTTTACTGCTGCCCATCCAGCACAGTCACTTTGTTTGTCACTAATTCCGTAAGGCATTTTTAGTCCGTGTCTGGAGTCATAATTCGCAAATCAGCAGTTCCAACCTGTGAAGTGACCACTGCGTACATTGTTTGCTTCAAAGGAAGAAAGAATTCGTGTGGTGCGCTGTGCTTTTCAAGTGGCATTCCGTTGCTCGTTGTTACGGTTGAGTCGCCAACATAGATTGTGGCGCTGTTCACAATTTGCAAATACACATAGCGGTTTTGATCATCAGGATTTACAACTTGTGTTGGTGTTGTTCCTACGGTTACGACTGTGCTTTTCATTTCATACCTCTGGTGGGACTCGGTCTTTGCCGAGCGTAGGCGTATCCCCACCTTCAATACCAGCCATCGGCGCACCCGGTAGGTTGAGAACGAACTGATCACCACCTTCATACGGTTCTCGGTTTTCGATCTGTCGTGCTTCGTTTGGCGTCATCGTGCCAGACGCAATCTGTACCTGTTGCGCACGAACACGAGTAGTTAGATCTGCACGCAGGAATTCGTCTGCGTCAAGAACGACACGCTGTGGCGCAGGCAACATTCCCGAAAGTGTTTCCTCAAGACGACGAACCCAACCAAGCAGCGTGTATTTGTAAAACGCAGTACCCATTGCTTCGATGTTCTGATAGGTCTGCGAGTCACCGCCCGTACCGAGGATCAAATGCAGTGGGATGCGGTACACCCGTGCAATGTCACGAACGATGGACTCCTTGTGTTCGAGCATTTGCATGTCTGCTGCAGAGGTCGTGATGCTGCGCCATTTCAACCCACCTTGCAACACGGCTGGTTTGCGATGTTTCCAGTGTGATTCCAACCACTGATCCCTGATCTGTGCAGCCTGCTGAGGCGTAAGTGCTTGATCAGTTTCAAGAACTGACGACGGTGTAGCACCCTCACCGTAGAATTGTGCAAGAAAGCGATCCATCGCCAAACCAGTTCCGATGGTGTTGCGCAATGTCTCAAGAGGACTGATGCCTCGGCGTTGGTCAGGCAGCAACATCCAATGGATCGCATAAATGTCTTTGCTGCTGTATTCAAGTTTGCCAATTTGATAGATCATCTCGCCCGTGTCGGTTTCCACGATGCCTTTGATTTTCTTTGGATGGATGTTGCGCATTTCGACAGGCAAACCATCTGAACCTTTTGGCGCATAAATGTAGGCGTTTCCGTGCAATGCAAGCGTCAGCATCGTTTGGTGCATGAACTCGAACATTGTCTGATGATCGTTTGGTTTCACGAACACAGATGGCGTGGACAGTCGTTCAATACGCCCTGCACGATCACGCACACGACGAACTGGCATCGCTGCAACAGAGTCAGCAAGGATTGTTACTGCCGACAAAACCGCACTGTGAGCAAACGCAGTGAATTCAGTAACAATTTCACCCGAGTAGTTTTGATAAAAGGGTCGAGCAGTTATCTGATACGGGTCAATGTTGGTCGGCAGCGCACGACTCTCGTTCTTGCGCCAAAAACTCATGCTGCCAAACCTCCGATTACAAGAAGTAGAAGTCCTGCCACAATAACACCGATTGGCACACTAAAAACTCCGATACCGACAACGATCAGTATTCCACCGATCGCTTCCATCGCTGATGTGATCACTGCTCTTTTGTTCATCCCCAAATGTCCAATACTGCAGGAATTACCTCCTGCGCTGGTTTTCGTGTTGCACGATCTAACGCCATCACCATAGCAATGCAAGCGTCAATTTTGCGTTTGCTCTTTCCTTTGCTGAGTGTCCACCCGTTTGCACTCATTCGCTGTGCAGCCGAAAGAACTTGATCAGTGAACATCGGTGATCCATCGTGCGCAATTTTCTTGGCGACGATCTGCTCGTAGGCGTGACCGCAGGCAGGGATCATTCGTGGTGCGGTTTGTGGGAATTGCACCATCATCAAACCTTCATCAGACAACGCCTCGGCGGAACGCTCAAAGAAGGCAGGGTCGTAGGCAAATTCCTTTACCTCGAATTCCCGATGCAGTTCTCGTAGATGTGCTTCAACACCTGCAACATCCACCCCATCAACCTGCGGTTGCCAGATTTTTGCCCGAACGACAACACGGTCGCCTTGCTGGGTTTGTTGCGGTTGCGCAACCACCACTGCGATCGTGTCACGCCTCAAAGCCATGTCGATCCCAACCCAGACGGGCAGTTCGTGGTCAAGTTCAAGTGAATGATCGACGCACTGCTCCCACGCACCTGATGGCAACCAAGACTCCTGTGATCGTGTCCAGTTGTTCAATCGCCATCTGCGAACGCTGCTTTCGGCAGTCTGTTTCACTGCAGTTGCCAAATCTTCGGGGTCGAGCAGTCCTTCAGCGAGGTTTGGGTTTGCGATCATCCATGCCTTGCGGTCGTTTATGTCTGCGTCCTCGGGTGCTTCCCACCACCAAAATCCAAATGTTTCGTCTTCAACATCGCCTGCAGCGACTTGTTTTCCGTACTGATACAAGCGACCAGCCAAAGTGTCAAGGTCGAAGCCAGCAGTTGTGATGCCAACTGTTAGCGGTTCTAGTCTGTTTCCCGAACCTAGAGTCATTTGGTCATAGAGGTCGTCGTTCTTTTGTCCCCAGACCTCATCGAACAAAGTGACTGTGGGGTTCAAACCTGCTTGCGCACGAACCTCGGCTGACAACACACGAAACACAGACCCGAATCTGGGCATTTCGATTGCGTCACGATAAACAACCGCTTCCTGCGCCAAAAGGCGACTGTTTTGGATTTGTTGTTTTGCCTCGTTGAAAATGATCCGTGCCTGCTGCCTGTCGTTTGCGATGGCGTAGATCTCGGATCCAGCCTCGCCTGCGATCATCGAATACACACCGACCGCACTCATCATCAATGACTTGCCGTTCTTTCGTGGCAGTCCGATCAGCGCACGACGATAGCGAAGTCGCCCAGTTTGGTCGTTTCGCTCGAACAATGAACGCAGCAACCATTTCTGCCAGTTCGTGAATTCAAGTGAATGACCTGCCCGAAACCCTTTCAGCACGGTGAAATGCGCCTCAGCAAAGGCGATCACCTCATCACCGTCAGTTTGTGGGTATTTGCGTGGCGTGTAAAACGCTGGTTTCCACTTACTGGTTGGCTGAGCGTTTTTGGGCAATCCTCTTGTGGAGGTCGCTGAACTCATGTCTGGTTACCTCACCACTTCCAAGCATCCCTCTCTCGGCTGGTGTGAATCCTATCTGACCGAGCAGCGTCATGATCTGCCGATCCAATTCACGCAGCGCACGACGGTCACGCCAAGCGTCGGGATCACGAGCAAGTCGCAAACGCAGACGAGTTCTTTCATCCGTTGCTTCGCACACCATCAGCACCAGTTCGGTGTCCATGTGCTGTTTCAACCACCCAGCCCCAGACTGCCAAATCTGATCCCAGAGGTGTCGCCCGTGTTCCTGTAGAGGTCTGTGGGGTTCGGGAACATGCGTCGAACCAAGCGAAACAATCTCGGCAACTGGCGCAGCAGGCAGTTTGCGCTTTGACGGATTTCCAGTCCGCAGTTTTCGTTCAATGGGCTTCTTGTTGTGACCGCCCGATCCTTTTCCGCCCACCGATAATGTCCTTTGTTTGATCGTCGATCAGAGTACCACCACGCTGTTCACAATTTCTCCATCAGCAATCAGCAGATTGGCGTAATACTGCTTCCGCCCGTTCGGGCGAGTAACAGCAGCAAAGTGTGTCCAGCCCATTTCACGGATCATGCCTTGGTGTTCCATTATCTCGGCAATCCTGAATTTCTGCCCCCGATTGACGAACAATTGCCCGATCATCCGATCCCCCAAACATCCTTAGCCTTGCCCAGTCTTTCGCCAGTGATCACATCCACAATTTCTTGGTTCAGTTCTTGTTCGAGCAGTTTCTTGAAGAATTCTGCCTTTTCTTCCTCAGTGCGCATTTTGCGCAATTTGTAGAAACTTTCGTTTGTCATTTTGTGTCCTCCTTTTGTTTTCGATGTTTTCAGCGAACGACGATCTCGAAGATTTCGCAGCCAGTGTTTGCGTAGGTTTCCCAAGTGCGATCACCCTCTGGGTTCAGGTCGCCCGTAACCCAACCGCTCTTGTTCGTGTAACCCGTTGCCTTCTGTGCCTTGGTCATCGTCGAGAAGATCCCGATCTCGAACCCGTTTCGTGTTGCCCTGTAAACCTTGCGTGCCATGTCCTTCTCCTTTGTTTAGTGGGTTTCCCCTTGATGAAGACCAACTTACATGGACTATCCACAGATTGCAAATCATTCTGCAAATTATTTTGATTATTTTTGAGATGTTGTAGATCATCCCGAATAACCCAACATCTACAAGGAACACGCCGAGCGACCTGCAAAACTAAAGGAGTCTCAGGACTTCTACCCACTTTCACGGCGAAACCGTTGCTATCTACGAACTACAAAAAGTGGTTTTGCTGCGGGGACGGCTGACCCTA